AAAAAACACCCCTCTATTGAGTTAAGAGAAAAACAAGCTGACGATTTGATAGGTGAACCAATACCGGAAAGAAAAACAGTATATCCCTATGCGTCTGTTATGGAAACGGAATCGGGTCATATTCAAGAGTTTGACGACACTCTAGGCTCTGAAAGAATATGTACAATGCATCGTACAGGAACAATGTATGAAATGCATCATAACGGTGATATGGTAACACATGTTGCAAAAGATAATTACAGTGTTATCATGGGTAGTGATAGTGTTCGTATACGAGGTGATGTTAAAGTTTATGTAGATGGTGATTCTTATCTCTATGTTCGTGGTGATGCTGATATGCAAGTCGAAGGAAACTTTACACATAATGTAAAGGGTGATTATACGTTAGATGTTGGTGGTAATATCAGTGTTACTACAAATGGATTTTATCATCTAGAAGCTGATGATGAGATATTCAACATAACAAATGCGAATTATTTTTTGAATGCTGAAACAGGTATTACGGCCTCTACGAATGCCAAGACTTTTTTACATTCAAAAGATACCTTTGATATTAATACAAATAGTAAGTTTACTTTAAAATCTAAAAATACAGAGATTAACGCTAAGGGTACGAATACTAACGAGGGTATTACTTTATATGCCCAGAAAGATATAGACTTACATGCAAACGAACAGTTGTATATGCAAGCTGATATTGATATTGATATGAATGCGGGAAATGACATTTATCTTAAAGCCTATTCGGATATTTGGCACAAATCAAATATCTTTAGAACAAGATATGTTCTTGATGGTGAATTTGCGAAAATTTCCAGAGATGATATCGGTAACTTACCAGCATTTGATGCAAAGAGCACAGATAGTATTTCTATTAATCCAGCATCGTCTGCACTTATCTATAATTCACAGCCGCTAAACCCTTTAACTAACTTTATCTATGATAGAGAATTACAAACAACAGAAAGCGGTAATTTAAATGTGTTTGGTGTCACTGGTTCTGAGTTATTCTATGAATCTGGTACAGGTGGTGCTATTAAAACTGTAACGAACAATGATAAGGCAAGAGCTGTTGTTCCTAGAGTGGGCGGAACAGGCGGACCAACATCGGCCGCAGGATATCCTGCAAATAAAGTTAAGTTACCTGGTGTTGATAGAAATAGTAAAAATTATTATATCGACAGAGAAATGTCTACAGAGGAATGGGAAGTAGTAGAAGATATAGTAGGTACAAATTTAATTCCAGATAAATCTAGAATCAATATTAATACATTAGATGCTATAACAGCTGTTCAAGATCCAAGATTTAAAAATGTTATTTTAAATGGTGGTAATCATTTCAAGAATGATGTTTGGCATGAAATAAACGGCAGCAACATCAGTCCTGGAATAAAATTTATGTGGAACTTTATAAAATTAAAGGGACTGTTAGGTGCGCCATGGTGTGCAGGATTTGCTAGTTTCATTTTACTAATATCTGGTAACACAGTTAGTCCTACTGCGGGTGTTACCTTTTTGTTAAATCAGGCTAGAGCTGGTAGTTTGGGAAAAGTGATTGTCGATACTAGAGGTTCGTCTTCATTGTCTGAATTTCCTGTAGATGATGTGAAATTAGGAGATTTGATTTTATTGAAACAAAACGGTAGCAGTCATGCTACATTCTTTGCTGGATATGATTCAAACAGAAACTGGTTGGGAACTGGAGGAAATCAGGGTAACAGAATAAGGGCTAGTGAGTATGGTGCGAAAGATTATACCAGAAGAATTACAGCCATAGTAAGACCAAAATCAATTTCTTCGGGTGAAGATCAACCTTTACCAGGAGTAGGAGTAAAAGTTGCACAAGAAACTCCAACAAAACAGACACAATCAAAAGTGGATCCACAACTTTAAATAGGAGGACATTAAATGTATAGAGAGTCAAAAGAAACGATTTATTCAGACATACCGTTATCATTTACTGCTCATCCTGTGAATGGTAATATTGTCTTGGTAAAAAATTCTGAGTCGATTAAACAGTCTGTCAAAAATATCGTACTAACCAATTTCTACGAAAGACCATACAACATATTTTTTGGTGGTAATCTGATCGCACAATTATTTGAGAATTTAGATTCTTCATATACAAAGTTTTTAATTCGTGATGACATTGAAAGAGCTATAAGAAACAATGAACCAAGAGCAGAACTATTGAATGTTGGTGTGTTACCAGATTACGATAGAAATGCTTTAAACGTAACAGTTAAATTTATTCCAATAAACGAATCAGCACCAGTTGATGTTGAGATTGTAATCGAAAGAACAAGATAGGAAAAAACAATGGCTAATAAACCAGTAATAAATGTCACAGAATTAGATTTCGATAAGATAAAAGAATCTATAAAAGATTACATTGGAAATCAAGGTGAGTTTAGGGATTATAACTTTGAAGGTTCAGTAATGAATCTCATTCTAGATATTCTCGCGTATAATTCTTATCAAAACGCATTTTATACAAACATGGTAGGTAATGAGATGTTTCTTGATTCCGCACAAATAAGAGACAGTGTGGTTTCGAGAGCAAAGATGTTGGATTACATACCTACTTCTGCTAAATCTGCGACTACTCAAATGATCGTCACATACGATGATGAGAGCGATAACGATTCGATTAGTTTACCTGAAGGTAGTATTTTCAAAGTTACCGCAGAATCGGGAGAAGTTTTTGAGTTTGTTACAAATGACAGCTACAATTTCTACAAAGCTTTAAACTATGTGGAAACGATTGATGTTTATGAGGGTATTAGAACTCAACAAACCTTTATCGTAAATACTGTAAATCCGGTTAAATATGTTTTAAATAATAAAAATATCGATTTAGACTCTTTGAAAGTAGAAGTCGTTGAGTTTTCTGGATCATCAAACACTGAGATTTTTGTTAAAGCTGATAATATCGAAAATGTAAAATCTGATAGTGCTGTTTACTTTGTTCAAGAGGTAAACAATCAAGAATATGAATTGTATTTTGGTGACGGCAATCTAGGTAAAGAATTGCAAAACGGTAATGTCGTCAATGTAAACTATATCGTTTCAAGCGGAGAAGTGGCTAACGAGATAAGAGAAATTTCTGATTGGATTGCAGACAATAATAATGTCACAATTAACAGCGTTCTTGCTAGAACTACTGGTGGTGCAGAAGTTGAAACAATTGAATCAATTAAGTTTAATGCACCTAAGAATTATGAATCTCAAAATAGAGCTGTATTAGAAGAAGATTATCGAAGAATTTTGTTAAGAGATTTTCCTCAACTAATTAACTCTATTAGAGTTTGGGGTGGTGAAAACAATATTCCTCCTGTATACGGTAAAGTATTTTTAAGCGTTCAACCAAAAGGATCAGCTACACTTCTATCTACAAATCAAAAAGAAGATTTGAGAAAGAATCTTAAAAAATATAATGTTATGACAAATGAGGTAGAGTTTATTGATCCTAGCTACAACTACATTATTCCTGACGTAACAGTTTACTATGATAGCAATAAAACATCGTTGAACTCAGGTCAAATAGCAGCCAAAGTTTCACAAACGATAAAAGACTTTGAAACTACTTATCTGGGTAATTTTGAAAATAAATACTTTAGATATTCACAATTTTCTAGATTGATCGATCTAACAGATCCTTCTATTGTTTATAGTGATACTAAGATACAGATACAGAAAAGATTTAGTCCTTTATTGAATACTGCTACAAAGTATACAATTAACTTTTCTACATCTTTAGAAAACTTGTTTGGTCAACCTACTATATCGTCGTCAAGTTTTACTCTAAATAGTAGAGTCAGTTATTTCGATGACGACTCAAGTGGTAATATTAGAATCTTCTATTTTAACGAATTGAATCAAAAGGTTTACACAAACAATAATTTTGGAACAATAGATTATTCTACAGGCATTATAACATTACCTGATTTTAATCCATCTTTTGTTACAGATAATGAAATTACAATTAATGCAACTCCTGTAGATGCCAATTTGATCACTGAAAGATATATAATCATGTTGTTATCGAATACAAAAATAAATGTAGTTGATACAAGAGCCAAAGAAATATCGTCTACGGTTACTGTCACTACAACTGGTTCAGTCACGCAAATAAATGAAGTTAATTACGGTACCGTCATATGACAACAGACAATAGAACTTCTGTCTTTATAGAGGAACAGTTTCCTCTATTTACCAGGTCTTCTGGCCAGAAGTTAATTAATTTCATTAAAAAATATTATGAGTCTCAAGAACAGGCTAATAATTATGTTGAGGCTGTGCATAGTCTTTTAGACTATCAGGACATTGACACTTCGCCAGAAGATTATTTTGAGTATATTGCTCGTGAAATTATACCGAGTATACCCGAAAGATTAATTGCAAATAGAGATTTACTCGCAAAACACATCAAAGAAGTTTATAGAGTAAGAGGTTCGCCGGTAGGTTATCGTATTCTTTTCCGTGCTTTGTTCGGCGAAGAAATTGAAGTTTATAATCCTGGTGATGATCTACTTCGTGCGTCTGATGGCCGTTGGGTACAAGAAGTCGCAATTAAAGTAGAATATGTGGTTAACGGCGAACCAGAAGATTTACCAGGTGTTAGATTAATTGGAAATGATTCTAAAGCATCGGCCGTCGTTAATCGTGTTGAACTAATTGAAGATAAGGGTGTAAAACTATATCTTGTTTATTTGATCAATCGAATTGGTGTGTTCGATTTGGGCGAAAGGTTAACGAGTGTAGATGGTAAACTCTCTGTCGATTTGCAACCTGCCGATGTAGGACCAATTCTTAAAATTGATATGAAAGCCGATGGTGGTTATGGTCATGTAATTGGTGACCGAGTATCGCTTGTTGGTGATAGTGGTGGTTCTGGTGGACAAGCCACTGTATTAACGACTCGTGCTGATTCGGCCGTCGAGTTTTTTGTCGCAAATGGTGGTTCTGGATATGCTGTTGGGGAATTAATATCTACCGGAAATGAACCTCAAGTGCTTGGAGGAAGCGGACAACGAGCATCTTTCTTAGTTTCAGAAGTTGGACCACCCTTTGTTAAATATCCAGTTTTTGATGATTTTATTGAATATGCGCTCGATGTTGTTCCAGGTCAAAGTAATAACGGTGCTAATACAACTTTCGTTCAAGCTTACGATTCAAATTGCACATTCGACGCAACATTAAATACAATTAATATAGCTAATCATGGATTCGATAATAATGATGTTGTGAGATTCTTTTTCATAACAGGTAATACGCAATATATCGGTGTTGATGATAATGTGAGCGGTTGGACTGGCCCTGGTTCTAGTTTTACTGTAAATGCTGGTGCGAACTCTTATGTAGTAACTGATGCTACTACAGACACGTTTAAAGTTAAAGATGGATTATTCTCTGGAATTGATATTGATATTTTAGAAGGTGGGTCTGGAATACACGGTCGCGTTTCTAGAATGACAGCTAACCTTGCGCTTGCAAACGTTAACTCTACAATTGTGACAGCATTAGGAACATCGATTGTAAATACAGGAACAATTACTTCTGTTGTTACAGAAGATTCTGGATTTGGTTACAATCCTTTAAGACCAATTGGTAGAGTAAGATACGATTTCTTAGCTGATCAAGAGATAGCAAACAATGCTGGTCTTCCTGGAGGCATACTTGGATTCAATGCCGATATTCAGGCTAGATATCGTTCAGGAACAATTTCGAGTGTCAGAATCGATATTCAAGGCGATAATTATGTTACTGGCGATAATGTTGATTTGTTTAACTTAACAAGAGAGCAAACGAAAGAAGGTGTCGGTATTGCAACATCATCTTCAATTATTCAATTCCTGGGTCGTTATACGGATACAAAGGGTTGGTTGAGTTGGGATAAGTATCTACAGGATAATTTCTATTATCAAGAATTTTCTTATGAGTTAAGATCTGAACAAAACTTTAGATCGTACAAAGACACAGCCTTAAATACAATGCATCCTGCTGGTATGAAATTGTTTGGTGGTGTTTATCTCTCAGACACGCTAGATCAAACATTAGAAGAAGATAATGAGATTCTAATTAAATTTGAAATTCTAAATGCGAATCTGTCTATTGATGTTACCAATCCTTCTGTTAATACAATCGCTTTAGCTCAAGTTACATCAAACACTGGTGACACAATATCTTCTAATAACAATATTTTCCAAAATGTTCAGGCCAACGATAAGGTAGAAATAACAGGTTCTTATCTTTCAGATGGTGTTTACACAGTCAAAAGCGCAATTGATTCAAATACTATATCTGTGTTTGATATCAGAAGAACTGTTAAACTTTCTCCTTCGTTACATCAAGATGTTGGATTTGGTTTTGCAGCTGGTAATGTTATTATCGCCAACACATCTATTCGTGGTGTTGCAAATGTTGGTGATACGATTAATATCTCCAAGGCTATCAATAAACAAAACAACGGCGGTCCATTCTTGATTACAAATAAAGTTGGATCAAATGTCGTTGTTCAAACTTATTATGGTGGAAATACAATACCATTTATTGCATATACTGGTGATAAAACCGCGAAGATATCAATAGATAGAAACTTTGCGTTCCTCGCCAACACAAATGCAAATGTGACATTTACAGCTACTGGTAATCTAGTCACAAGAAATTCTCATGAGTTCTCAAACAATGATAATGTTATCTTCTATAATATTGCAAATACCTCTGCTGCAAATATAAATATAGTAGACGGAACAACATACTATGTGTTGAACACCACGACGAACACCTTCCAGATTGCTGCGAATAGTACTACAAATACCGTAATTAATATTCAATCAGATGGTACGGCTCGTCTTGAAGCTAACACTTATAACATCGTTATTTCTCGATATGCGAACACATATCCTTTCAGTAACACTACTGTTTTGTAATATAAATAAATAAATAAGTTTTTCGGAGTTTGTAAATGCCTGCAAAAGTAACAAGATTTTTAAGAAGTGACAATGCTCAGCACTTCATTGATAACTTTGCTGAAGAAGGCAGTTACTATTTGTTTATAGGTAATACGCAAGAATGGTATTGGGATACTCAAGATCAAGCCTTAAACGATCCACCTGAACCTAGTGAGGGTGTAGAATCAATCGATTTTGACATTTGGGACAGAATCGTTGCAATGAAACGAATCGACGTAACTGATTTATCATTAGCGATTCCAAGATACAATTGGACTTCTGGTACAGTGTATTCTAAGTATCAAGATAGTGTAGATTTATTTGCTAATACAACAAATCCATTTTATGTACTCACTTCAGATTTTAGAGTTTATAAGTGTATTGACAACAACAAAGGTGCGCCGTCAACTGTAGAACCAAGACAAACAGAACTCATAAGCACTGTTATTACCGATGATGGTTATGAATGGAAATATATGTACCCTGTCGTTGGGTCTGATATCGAAAAGTTTTTAAGTTCTGAATATATTCCAGTCAAGAAGGCTACTGTTCTCGATAACTTTAATGCAGATCAATTTAATATCCAGACAGCAGCTACAGATGGTACAGTAGATAGTATCGATGTTATCAGTTCAGCAAATGGATTTATTAACTTCTCCGGATTCATTAAAGAGTATACAGATACCTCTACAATTATTTTGCCTACAGAAGCAAACGCAGTAGATGACGAATATTATAGAGGTTGTAATTTATTCGTAGAAACTGGTGATGGGTCAGGTCAGTTAAGAACTATTGCTGATTACGATGCTCCTAATAGAAAGATTACATTTGATACTGAGTTAAGTCTACCATTATCGAACACATCTCCAAATCCAAGTTATGTTGTGATTGGACCTAAAGTAGAAATACTTGCTGATGGAGATGGAATTCCTACTGCTTATGCGAATATTAACCCCCTCGCATCAAATAGTATTAATTATATCAATATGATCGAAAGGGGTAGAAATAATACAACTGCAACAGCCATTGTTCGTCAAGGCACATTTTTAAATATCGCAAATAACATTTCTGTGGGTACAACTATTTTGCCTAACATTTCACCACCAGGGGGTCACGGTTCTGACGCTGTTAGAGAATTGCATGGTGGCGATTTAATGTTTAGTGTTAAATTGTCAAAAACTGAACAAGAAGATTTTCTTGAGAATAAAGATTTTAGAACATATGGAATATTACAATATCCTAGATATGCATCTAATAACGCTTTGATCACTGAAAGAGCTATAGACAACACTTTAAAGGTTAGATTAAATTCTGTGGGTAGTGGTATTACAAATACGACATTTGAAGCCTATGGTGCAAATAGTAGTGGTATGTTAGCGGTTGGTATGACAGGATTCGATACCTTCGCCAAAGTTTATACATCAAATACGGATGCTGTTTTGGCTGCAAACGCAGAGTTGTACGCACAAGTAAATAGAGCATTTGCCATAAATTATGTTTCAGAATCAGCAACATCTGGAGTAATGTCTTTCACTTCTCCTAGATACAAAGATGGTTATATTTTTCTAGAAAATGAAACAGGAGATGGTGAAACTATAAGATTAAAATATAATGGTGCTGGAGTCGAATGGCCAATCAATACTGATGGTTCAGATGCAATTTATCAAGGCCTTGTGGATGAAGTTATATATCCTGTTGTTAAGAAGGGTAGTGGTGATATACTCTATATAGAAAATAGATTTCCAATAATTAGAGATTCAGATCAAATCGAAGATCTGAAAATGATAATAACATATTAAGAGAGATAGTCAATGGCATTAGCAAATACAGGAACATTGCAAACTAATTTTAATGTAGATCCTTACTACGACGACTATGATGAATCGAAGAATTTTCATCGCGTTTTGTTTAAGCCAGGTCTCGCTGTTCAAGCCCGTGAGTTGACTCAACTTCAAACAATTCTACAGAACCAGATTGATCGTTTCGGTGAACACATCTTTAAAGAAGGTAGTGTTGTAAGAGGTAACGCTGTCTCGACTGATGATCAAATAGTAGCAGTTAGAATTTTAGATGAACAAGCTTCTGTATCTGTTGATGTAGATAATTTCAAAGGTACAGAAATTACAGGTGGAACAAATGGACTAAAGGGTATTGTAGTTGATGTTGCCGATGGTGTAGAAGCAAGTCTTCCTGATACGAAAACTTTATTTGTAAAATATTTAAACGCTGGTACTTCTGGTGTTACACGATTCTATGATGATAATGAAATGATTACTTCAAATACTGGAGTAACAGCAACAACACTTTCAGCAAATTCTTCTGGTTATGGATATCAAGTAACTATCAACGAAGGAATTATTTTCGCTAAAGATCATTTCATTCGTGCTGATAAACAAACTGCGATTGTAAGCAAATACTCTCAAACTCCTAATGTCCGAGTAGGTTATCTTGTCGATGAAGAAATAGTATCCTTTACAGATGATAATACACTTCTAGATCCAGCACAAGGTGCTTATAACTATGCAGCACCAGGTGCGGATAGACTAAAATTAACACCTACTCTAACAGTATTGGATATTACAGACACAATACCCGATAATTTTATTGAAAGAGTTGTAATTGAAGATGGTTTTGTTAAAGAAAGATATGATAAAACTGTTTATAATATAATTCGTGATTACATGGCTCAAAGAACTTATGACGAATCTGGCGATTACATCGTAGAAGGGTTAAATGTTATTCTTAACGAACATCTACAAGGAACTGGAAACAGAGGAATCTATAACTCTACCGATCAAGGAGGTAATACTGCATTATTGGCTGCTGGTATTTCTCCTGGTAAAGGTTATGTTCGTGGATATGATTTCGAATTATTGAAGTCGATTTACGTTAATGTAGAAAAGGGTATCGATACAAATATTTTGACAGGAACAACACAATATTCAAATATTGGTAACTATGTTCTTGTAAATGAATTAATAGGTGCCTGGGATTATGACGAACATGCAGTTGTACAACTTCACAGTTCACCAGCTCAAGCAGTAACTTTAGCAGATACTAAGTCTGTACCTTCCACACAAATTGGTACCGCTAAAATTAGGGGTTTGGAATGGGAATCTGGTGTCAAGGGTTCAGCTGACGGTCAATACAGAATGTATCTTTATGATGTTACAATGACTGCAAATTCATTTGCGCATGTAAGATCAATTTATACATCTACGACAACTCCAGACTCGTATGCAGATATAGTTCTTCAAGATGGATCTCTCGGTTCTTCAAATACAGCAGCACTTGAAAATACAAGTCTTAACAGTTTTATTATAAATTTGCCAGCGGAAAATTTAATTACTGATACGACTGCTTATCTTGGTAGCGATAGTGATGCGTTATCGTCAGTTTCATACGAAACTAAAAAGTTTTTAACAGGTACTTGGGATTCTCTTACAAATCCTGGAGAAGTTAAATCTTTACAAGCTTTAACAAATCCTTTTGTTCATGTTGATGTAGTTGGTGCTTTAAGTAGTACGGGTGCTAGAGAGAAGTGGCAAGTAACCGCAACAACAGACTTTACAGCTAAGCATCCTTTAGCTACAAATGTGACCCGAGTTGCGGGTTCTAATACGTTTACATTCTCAACACCTCCAAGCGCTTTTATGAATATTGGTGAATATTTCGTTATTGATGACGAAGCTGGGGCAAATAATTATCTTGTAGACAGTTTTGATGGAAATGATGTTATTACATCAGGTCCTTCTAAAGATAATGGAGATTCCGGTACTCTTACAATCAGAAAGAGTTTTTTACAAGGACAGGTTATTCCAATTGCAGACGCAACTGGATATGCGGTAGGGGGTAATGTTGCTGTTGGTGGTACAGATAGATCTATTACAATTGATAGTACGACAACAGCTACTATTAATTTAGTTGATATTCCAGTATCAGATCAAACATTGACTGTGACTGCTGTTGTTAAAAATGGTAGTGATCCAAATTATGCCACATCAGCAACTAAAACTTTGGTACCAAATCAATATGTTTTACACGATTTGAGCACATCAGGTGTAGTAGGACCATTTAGTTTAGGTGTTCCCGATGCATTTAAACTTAAAGGTGTATTTAAGAAATCATCTTTTGCTGATGTTTCTGAATCATCTTCAGCTGAAGATGTTACGAATCAATTTGAATTAATAACAAATCAAAATGATAACTATTATGGAACATCAAAGGTACGTTTGAAAAATTCAGCAACAATTTCTTTGACTGCTTCGGACGATTTATTGTTTAAATTTGATCATTTCACTCGTTCGGGTTCAAGTTATTTATCTGTCGATTCTTATCCAATAGATGATAGTTTATTTTCTGATTCAGACACAAGTATTCGCTCAGAAGAATTACCAGTTTACATCAATTCTTTGGGTGAAAGAGTACAATTAAGAGATGTGATTGATTTCAGACCTTATGTTACAGCTATTGCTCAGTCACCCGTATCTTCCGGTGCACCGAACACGATTCCAGCTGCGCCGTCAGATACGAGTACTACTATTTCTGGAACTGGATTAAATTCTATACATCCAGATAGAATTTTCAATGCTGATATACAATTCAATTTACCTAGAAAAGATTTATTGATTATCAATCGTAATGGTTTTCCAAGTATCATTCAAGGTATTTCGTCTCTAAATCCAATTACACCTAGACATAATGATAATGATGGTCTATTGTTGGCTACAATTGATATTCCAGCATATCCTTCAATGTCTCCTTTCTATGCGACCAGTTTAGGAAAGAGTTCAGATGGTGCAAAATTAAAACAGAACCGTCAAGTTAGATTTACAATGAAGGATATTGGAACATTAAAACAGAGAATCGAAAATGTTGAATATTATACAAGTCTAAATCTACTTGAAAAATCTATAACAGACTTAGAAATTGGAGACGTAAATGGTTTAAATCGTTTTAAAAACGGATTTTTTGTAGATCCTTTACGAGGTCACAGTTATGCTGATGTAACGAATCCAGACCATACAGCAGCTATTGATAAAGTAGCTAATGAGATTACTCCGGCCGAAAGAAATTTAGATATTCCTTTAGATCTAGTTTTGAGCACACAAACAAAACAAAAGGGTGATTTTCTGTTGATCGATTACGATGAAGTCTTAATGATAGATCAACCTTTTGCATCGACTGCTGCGGATTTATCAGCACTGAACTTTCAATATAACGGTGTTCTTACATTAGATCCACCTTCTGATTATTTCCAAGAGACGAAGATTGCACCAGATAGAAATGTCACTTTAGATTCTGGTATAGGAGATGCGTTACAATCATCTTTAGATGGAATGAAACAAATTGGTTCAGGCACGGAACTCACAAATTCTGGTATAAGTACCAGTCGAAGAGGTCAAAAAGTTTCTGTCAAACAATCAAACACATATCAAGAAACAATTGTTGATGGAGAAGTGACAACTGGTGTTTCTGCTGCACAAAGCTTAGGTGATTTTGTAATCGACACTTCTTTAATACCGTTTATGCGTTCAATTGAAGTGAAGTTTAAGGCTGTAGGAATGAGGCCTGGTGCAAGATTGGCAGCATACTTCGACGGGTTTGCGGTCACACAAGATTGTCAACAAACAGATATCAATTACAATATTTTAGGTACTCAACCGTTTGATCCAAACCCTGGACTGAAAGTGGCTGAAGACGATGATGATATTGCCGCAGGTTATAATAAAGGTGAAGTTTACGGAATATTCACAATACCAGCAGGTAGATTTCATACAGGTTCTTTGACATTTGTTTTGACAGACAATCCTGTTTCGACAACAGAACCAGACAATACTACTTACGCGAGTGCAAAATTTTCATCACAGGGATTATCAACGATTACTCAAGGAACATCAGTTAGCACCGTGACTGCGGATTTAGATCTTGATGTTTATAATAGAACCTATAGAAGCACAAGTACAGATAGTTACACGATACCGAATCCACCACAAAATATATACAATATAACTAATCTTACTAACAATACTTACAATAGTTTTGATAGTGATCCTAGTGGTACAGATGATTTCAGCGATCCTAGCTGCGGTGAACCTGATGATGGGGATAATTGTGGTTTTAGGTAATTTTATCAATAATTTATGAAAAGACATTTAAAAAAATAGGTAAAAAAAATATGTCAGTATACGAAACAAATTTTCCAATAGCTCAAACATTTTTTGTAAGAGCTTTCGATGAACAAACACAAAGGCCTTCTTTGGGAGTTTATCTTACAAAGGCTGTTTTATATTTTTCATCCAAAGATAATGGTCCTGTCACTATTGAGATAAGAACTGTTGACGCTGATACAAATAATATCACAAATGATATTTTACCTAGATCTAAAAAGACTTTAATATCAAGCGAAGTAAACGTTTCGACTGACGCATCACTTGGTACTACTTTTGAGTTTGATACACCGATATATCTTTTAGGTGGAAGAGAATATGCATTGATTGTAAAGACAGATGTTCCTGGTTTTAAAATTTGGACTTCGCAATTAGGTCAGAAAGATGTTGCATCAAATGAACCAATCAACCAACAGCCAGATTCTGGTATATTTTTTGCTTCTTCAAATGGAAGAATTTGGGAACCATATTCAGATCAAGATTTAAAATATCAACTGTATGTAGCTAAGTTTAAACATGCAAGTGCTACCGCTAGTTTTAGAAATCAAAAAATTGAATATGTTAAAAATACTTCCAGATCTGCTGGATTTAAGGCAAGAGTGGGTCAGAATGTTGAGGGTGGTACTCTGTTAACGCTCAATCTACCGATTGCTGGCGTTTCTCAAATATCAAATACGGAACTCACGGGCCCGATTTACAAAATAGTGGATCCTGTTGCGGGTGCGAATGGAATAATATACGCGAAAGATCCGTATGGCACTACACCCAATCAATATGTTCTCGGAGATGTTACGCTTGAGAACAAATTTCAAACTGCTAATAATGTGACTTTGTATATTGATGGTGTTGCAAGCGCAAATACAGCTAATATAGAAAGCATTATCACACCAACCGGAAAATTGAGAAACTATGATACATCGCAATTTTCTAATCTGACTGGTTTTGGTTATACGCAAATCGCAAACAGTAGTGGTGATTTTGCAAAATCTGATGGATCTTATGATTTCGAAACACAAAAACAAAGTTATCGCTCGCAAGAAACGGGTAACTTTGTTTTCATTCGCGATTTAGAATCAATACCTATTCATAAAAGTATAAATTTATTCTCAGGCATTACACCTCAAGGTTCGAAGATGGCTTTCACTGGTCAATTCGCGTCTTCTGATACTTACAACGTGGGTACGTTAACGAATAAAAATTACAACTTAAATTTAAATGTGCCTAACTATTTCAATACAGAAGATGCTTGGGTCCGTTCTTATTCAACGGAAAAAACAGGCGCAATACAAACTGGTGGTTCTGTTCAAGTGTCTGGTACACTTACAAGAGATACAAATCCTTTCCATGGTCCAGCGCTTGATTTAAGAAGAACTGCTCTCCTTACAACGGAATTTGTTATCAACAATGATGCAACAGGTGAAGATGGTAAAGTCGGGGGTAACGCTCTGGCTAAGTATATTTCCAGAGTAGTTACTCTCGAAGAAGGTCAAGATGCTGAAGATTTAAGAGTTTATATCGATGCATACAAACCATTTAATACAGACGTAAAAGTTTATTATAAGATTCTTCATAGAGAAGATGCAGATACCTTTGATGATGTGAACTGGGTCGAAATGACACAAACAACAAATGAGAATACTTATTCTAAATTAGAAAATGATGATGATTTTAACGAATATGAGTTCAATGTTCCTACAGCTAAACTGACAGGAACAAATGGTGAAGTAGAATATACAAATTCGCAAGGCGTTTTGTTTACAGGATATAAGAAATTTCAAATGAAAATTGTACTTCTATCAGCAGCGTCAAGGCTTTATCCTAGAGTCACAAATGTACGCGGAATCGCATTACAAATATAGGTAAAAACAAATGGCATTACTTAAAGTAAAAGAAAACAAAAATCTTGTGAGAGATAGTATAAGTAATGCTATTCTTTCAACAAATAACGATGAGTTGGCAAAATATAGACAGAAAAAAGCAAAGAGTCGCGAATACGAAGAAGCAATAAACGATATAAATAATATAAAATCAGAATTAAGTGAGATTAAATCACTTTTAACACAATTAGTAGGAAATAACAGTGGCAACTGATGGCGTAAAAGTTTCAAATACCGAAATCACACAAACATTTGATGTTTGGAGAAGAAATACCAACGACGCTGCTGATCGTCTAAACTCTATAACTACGAGCTTTGAGAACAACCGAATTACCTTAACTGGTAATGTGGAAGTAGGCACTTCTAATTTTGTTGTCGATTCTGGAACGAATAGGGTCGGTATTGGTACATCAACACCTGCTGTTAAATTAGACGTTGATGGTGAAACAAATATATCGGCTGATCTAAAAGTAGATACCGATACTCTATATGTTAATTCAACTACTGATAGAGTAGGTATTAATAACGCAACTCCAACCGAAGCTCTTGATGTTACGGGTAAAACACTTATCTCTGACGACTTGATGGTAAGCGGTGCAGTTTCAAATGTTCTTTTTGTAGATACATCAGGTA